TTAGGGTACATAGATCCATTTATGTATTTTGGTTTTGGATTATTTAATGCCATTTTTTCTCCTAGTGTATTGTTGGTTTGTCTTCATCTAATTCTTGTAAAGCATGTTGGATAAATAGTAAAGTCTGCTCTTCATTATATCCTTTTCCTTCAAATAATTCTTTTACTTTTACCATTAAAACTTCTGCCATTATTAAAGCTAAATGATCACTAGTTACTGTGTCTTTAATAAATTTATCAAGAAGATCAATATAACTATCAAATATTTGTTGAGGAGTTATTAAAGGCATTATCCACCATTTTTAATATATTGAAAACCAGGACCTTTAGCATTATCATCTAATTTTTTAAGATTTACATTAGCTCTTAATTGAGCAATATCTTCTTGAGAATCAATACGCGCTCTGTCTATATCATCTTTTTGAGTTAATTTTTTCTGTTCAAATCCTAAACGTTGTTGATCATATTGTAATTGTGCTTGATCTTTCATTGCACGTTGTTGCAGCTCTTGTTGTTTTAATTGAACTACAGGATCTGGTTGTCCTTCACCACTCATTTGAGATTGCATTTGTTGAACCTCTTGTAAGAACTGTGCTTCTAGCGTAGCAATTTGTGATTGTGTCATGTCTTCTAATTTTCCACCTTCGGCTGTTTCACCCATTTGTTGTTCTGCTTGCTCTATTTGTTGTGCCACAGCTTCTTTTGCCTTAATTGTAACATGTTGTAAAATATGTTTATTAATCTCAACACCTATTTGAGGCATTAATTGTACAACAGGTGATAGCCCTAAAACTAAATGTGCTTGAATATGGGCATCATGATTTTGTCCTTCATAAGCTTCAATCTTATCTTCTTCTATTAATTTACGGTTCTCCATGGATGGGCTCATAGGTTCGGGTTTTTCCAATTTCATAATCTTGTCAATATCCGAAACACCCAATGCCTCGTACATGCGAATATAAGCTTCTTTCACATTGTGTAATTGAGGTGCACTCGTTGCTAACTGAAGCTGAGTTTGTGCCAACTGAATGCGTTGCGCCATGGAGAATATGTTCGGATCAGCGACAGGGATAATGTCAACGCGTTCATCGAAATCTGATTGTTTAATAGATCTATCTCCACCAACAACGGCGTAAGGATATTCATCAGGAAGATATGTTTGAATAACATTAGCTAATAATTTAAATTCTGTTTGCATTGCATAATACATTCTTTTGTGAATGCTACTCATGATACGCGAACCGCGTTCTAGTAGTGCAATAGTTGTTCCAACAGGTGCTCCTTGATTTGCATCACCAACTTGCATGTCTGCTATTTGTGCAAAACGTTGACCTGCATCAACAACAAAACCAAGTAAACCAAATAATGTTTGTGATGGTTCTTTGTATGGTAGTGGCATTAATCCTTCTCGAATGGCACCAGATGGTGCATCTACATCTCTAAATTCTCCTGGTTGTAAAGGCTCATCATTATCAGCGATCCGTAGACCACGTGCCTTAAAACCCGCAGGAAGATTAGCTAATGTTCCAGCATCAATTAATTGACGAAGAGCTTGTGTCGCTGTTCGTGATAAACCACCAATTAAATGTATTAAACCAAAACCATAAAAACCTAATCCTGGTAAAAATTTATAATGAACAAAGTATTGTTTCTTTTTAAATAATGTATCCCCTTCTTCATAGTTACGACGAATAGATAAAATTTTTCCTGATGATTCATCTAGTGTTACAATATAGGGAAGTTTAATTCCTGTTTCTTCTCCACCTTGTTTATTTTCATAACCCACCAAATCTAAATCAACATGAAATTCTAAAATAGATACCATGTATGATTGACCTGTTGGTTGAACTCCATCCAAATTATTAATGGCATCTTTAATGTTTCCTGTACTATAAGATGGTGTACTAGGAGGAGATGGACTAATATCAATGTCTCGGTAAAATCCTGCTATTTGTTTTTTTCGTACATCATTCTCCGATAGTCTAACGACATGCGTAACACGTTCACATGAATTTAAATCACTTGCTGTGTAAGGAACAATAAGATCTTCTGCCGGGATAAATTTTGACACAGCTCTTCCAAGCTGCTCATCGTAATACACTTTTTTAAATGTGGAACCACTAAGTGGTAAATAAAATAACATTTGATCTAACTCAGGTGTATACTCTTCCATTACTTGTGTTAGATTATAATTCATAAATTCTTTTACGCGTTGTGATTGTTGGTACACTTCCACTGATTCTTTTCCTACAACACGCGTTCTCACAGGACCATCAGATGGCATCATTTCTTTAAAAGCTGTCGAACTAAATTGGGTAACGGCTTCTGCTAATAAAGGGTGTGTAACGGAACTCGCACCACGAAACGGTCTTGTTCTTTCTTCAAACTTAACTCCTAGTAAATCTAATCCTTGTGTATATGTATTTGCCCATTCTTCGCGTGACGCTCTATCGTTTTCATAATCTCCCATAAGATCACTAGCAATAATACCTAGATCACTGTCATCCATACCTTCAGATAAATTATCATAGAAACCTTGTTCCATTGGTTCATCATCAATAATAGTTTCTTCTGTAACAATTTCTATTTCAACAGGCTCTTCATTTTTAATTGCATCTTCAATTGTTTCACCTACAACTGATTGTATTTTTTGATCTATATTATTTTCTGCCATATTTTTTTATACCTTATTCATTGTGACAAATCTAGTTATTAGTAATATTCGGGTTGTTGTTCATAGATTGGTTTAATGGGATCTTCATAATCATCCTTTAATGCAATAAAATTACCTTGACGATAACGCATTAAGGCTTGCGTCATACTATCAACTAAATCATCATGCTCACCATAAGGGAATGCAGCACATTCTTCAATCATTTCTTCGGAAAATTTTTTTCCTTCAGGAGCCCATACTTGCCCTGATTCAAAAATAGGTGACACAGCATTTACTCTTGTTAATTTATCATTACCTCTGGAAGGAGAATAACTAACAACAGGAATTCCTATTTGACGCAGCTCTTGAATTAAAGGCATTCCACTTGCTTTTGCTTCAACAATTATTGTTTCAGGTTCCCAGTACTCATATTGCTTTAAAGCTTCTTTTTTTAATTCTGGAAATTCCCAACGTTCTTTAACACAGTCAAGCAAAATAATATTATCTTCATTAAACCCTGCTTTAAAAATTCCCCAAGTACTAATAGCACTAAAATCGGCTTTTTCTTTTTTACTAAAAGCTGTATCATAGCTTTGTATAACATGAATAAGTTGAGGCATATCTTCTTTTTCCCACATCTTCCACCATTCTCTTTTAATAATAGCTCCTTCTTGAGATGTTGGTTGTTGTTGGTATTGTGCCTCCCAGGACATAACAGGTAAATTGGCTTTAATTTTTTCGAGCTCATCTTGTTTCCAATACTGAGGCCAGATAGGTGCACCACTTGGTAACAATGCTGGAAACTCAACAACTTCCCATTGATCCGCTTTTGTTTCTGCTTGTTGTTTTATTAATCGACCCGTTAGATCGCGTTCCGACCAACGTGTCATAACAACAACTATAGCACCACCAGGCTGAAGTCTTTGCCTAGGTCCTGACATATACCATTCAAAAGCACTATCAAAATTTGTTTCACTAATACTTTGCTCTGAATGTGGATCATCAATAATTAACAAATCAGCACCACGACCTGTAATTGCACCACCAATACCTGCACCAAAGTATTCCCCAGCATGGTTTGTTTCCCAACGGCCAGATGCTTTACTGTCTGCACGCAAACGCACATCTTTAAAAATTTTTTTATATCCATCATCATCCATTAAGTTACGCATTTTTCTACCAAAACGATATGAAAGTTCTGCTGTATGAGTTGCTTGAATTATTTTTGTTTTTGGTTTCTTACCCATTAACCAGGCTGGAAATAAATAAGAAGCAAACTCTGATTTAGTGTGTCTTGGAGGCATATTAACAATTAATCGCTTTAATTTTCCTGAAGCAATGTCTTCAAATTTTTTAGCCATAACATTATGATGATATCCATCAATAAATTCAGGCCAAACCATTTTAACAAAATGCATAAAACTATCATTAGCTTTAGCAGCATCATCATGCATAGCAATTGCCAACATTAACTTTAATTCTTCATCCGAATACTTTTCAAATTTTTTAATATTTTCGGCCATAGGGACTCCTACCCCTCATTTACACTAAAAAAAGGGGTACCCCCTAATAAAATCGTTATCATATGAAAAATTGATGGCTGAAAATTTGAAACATGATTACAAGCACCCTTCTAAAAAACCTGTCCCTGGAAATAATATCTCATAAATGGCTGTTTTCTGCCCTTTTCCTCATATTTCATAAGTACCTAGCCATTAATCACGAACAATGCCCAATTTCTGGGGGTTTTTGGTATATGTTACAATAATAAAAGTTATCGTAACATATAAATGGCTCATTTCTGGGGTTTTTCGGTTCGTGTTTCGTGTTTCGTTTGTAAATATCTAGATATAGTATGCCAACTATAAGCTGTTGGGGGTTCGTTTACACCATTTAAGGCCAAATGCTTGGCTTTTAACCCTTCATAGAGAATAGGACACTCTGAAGGAATGCCAAGGGCTTGTTTATCAGATAATACAATAATATAGTTTGCTTTGTTTCCTTCATTCCAGAGCTTTATATTCATGCTTATTTGATGAGGTGATAAGCTTATTTTAAGACCTTTTGCAATTTTAACTTCAATTAGAATAGTATCCATATTTAACCCAATACAAAGCAAGTCTGGAAAACCATTCATTGTAGTAGTTTCAATTCTATAATGATTATAAAAGTTAAGCTTTCTTTTAATTATCTTAATAAAATTACTTTCTTTCATTCTTCACTTTTACAATAATAATTTAAATTGTTTGGGGCTACTCTTTCAATAGTTTTATTTTATTCTTTTCTTTTTTTTCTGGTTCAACTTCTATTATATTTTCTTCACCAATTATTGGAATATCTTTTTTTTGTAACTCACTTAATTTTTTAATTAGTTGTTCTCTTGGTAAGTTTTCAATGGCACTTTCAAGCCTTATAGTTGGATCATATAACCCCCCAACTTTTCCCCTTAATTGTTCGGCATTTATTGAAGCTGAAAAATGTTTTTCTTCTTCAGCTCTTTGGCCTAAACTTTCAAGCCTTGCCAAATGCTTATCCATTGAAACAGAATATTTTTGTTGGTGTTCTTTTTTCATATCATAAATAGCTTCGGCAACTAATGGGTATTTTTTTGGGTCTTGCAATTCCCAAGCCATCTTTTTGCAAACACTTTCAGAATATCCAGACTTCCTTGCTGACTCTGTTGCTGATTGAGAACCCAATAAAGTTTTTGTACAATACTCATAAACGAACCTTAATTGTTTTGGGGTTAACTTTGTAGCTTTTCTTCCATCTATTAATTCTTTTTTCATAATGCTTTTATTTTATTTTATTTTTCTTTTTTGTTATATGGTGTTAAGAAAAAAAACAAGGGAAACAGCTAATTTCTTTTTTTCATATACACTAGTAGTGTATATTTACACACTACTAAAAATAGAAGTGTAGGGCAATAAAACCATATCACATAATAAAAAATTGAATTTTAAACACTTCTACACTTCTCAACCAACTAAAAAAAATATTTTTTTTCTAAAGGGTCTAAAAGGTGTATGTAGTGTAGTAGTGTATAAACCACGAAACACGAAACACGAACAACAAGGCATTAAAAAAGGGGTATTAAAACCCCTTCAATAACACTTATATAATTAACTTAATTATTCTTTTATTTCTTCAGTATCAATAATATCAAAGCCTTGGCCATCCTCAATTTTAAAATCAATATAAGGGGGGTTTTGATTATTGAATTTTTCGGTTGCCATTTTATTAGCTTCAAGTTCATTTTCAGCATCAATAATAATAGAATAACTTTCATCACTGTTTAAAGTAACTTTGAATTTCTTTTTTTCTTCAGATGGTTTATATAAAGATAGACCATCACAACCCCAATAATGGGAATTATTCATATCCATTATACAAAATTGAAAAGGATAATTTCTAGAAAATTCTTCTAGTTTATTAATATCTTTTTCGCCAAATTGTTCATAATCAATTATATACTCTTGAATTTGAAAAATTTCTTTATTAATTAAATCAATACTTTTTATTATTTTTGTTTCTATATCTTTATAATATATTGATCTTTCGTTTGCATTCCATTTTATATTTTCCATTTTATATTTTCCTTTCTACTGTTTTAAATTCATAACCTAATTTTTTGAGGGTTTCTTTTCTATCATCATTTATAGACTTATCACCCCCAAATAATGAAACAATCATTGTTGAAGTTTCACAAGTGGGATACATTCTTTCAATCCCATAATCACTCTTAAAATGTACTGTTAATATTTTATTTTCCTTTCTATTTAATATTGTAAATTTAGCATCATATTGATTTTCTGGAATTGTGAACCAAAGGCAATTGTCCCATTCTTCCAAATCCTCAGAGTATTTTTTATCAATTAATTCAACTTCTATTTGATAATGATTATAACTTTTATCTTGATAAATGCTTTTTACTATTCCTAACATCCCATTTAAATTAATATCATCATTATATAAAATATGATGATAATCATCAAATTTTAAAATTTCATTAACTTTTAGATTTTGTAAATTTAAATCACTCATTTTCTTTTTTCCTTTCTTCTTCATTGTCATTATCAATTAATTCATAAGTATATTGTGGAGGCAAGTTTAAAACATCAACTAAACAACCCCCTTCAATATAAATTTTTATAATTTTTTCATCACTCATTTTCTTTTTTCCTTTCTTGTTAAAGTTTTTTTAAAATAGAATTAAAAAGCCTTATTTCTTTTTTATATCCTTCAATATTGCTTTCTATTCCTTTTATTAAATAATCATTTTTAATAGATATAATTTCATCATCTAAAAGCTCTTGGAATCTATTTCTATTTTCCCCTAACTCTTCAACTAAAAAACTATGTTCTTCACTTGTTAAAGTAATAGTTTTATGTTTTTTAAAAATATCTCTTAGTTTATTTTTAATTTTATGTTTTTTAAAAATATCTCTTAGTTTATTTTTAATTTTATTTTTTAAATCACTCATTTTATCCCCTCATTATTTAATTCTAAATAAGTTTTTTGATAAAACAAAATATTCCACTTCATTAATGAAATATGTATTTCATCATAACATTCATAAATAATTGAACCTATAAAAGAAATTTCTACATCTTTTGGGTAATCTTTAAAAACTATGAACCATAAATTTTTATATTTTCTACATCTTTTAATATCTCTAAAAATTCCCCTTTCCCCTAAATATTCAGCACATTCTTTTTTTATTTCACTCATTTTATTTTTTCCTTTCTTTAATTATCTAAGACAAAACCAGAATAATCTTTTTTGGCTTTTCCTTTTGCTATTAATCCCACAATACAATTTTTAGGATCTAAAAACCTCAAGTCTGTTTCATCACCATTTACAACCCTAAAACCTTTATATTTTTTTGGAATGAAATCACGAAACACAGCCGAAATATTCCCCCCCTTTTCTAAAATATCAAAAGCAAGGTTTCTATTATCTTCATTTAATGAATAAGTAATAGAATAATTTGAAGAGTATTGGCCATTGATAAACTTTAAAGCCCTTTTATAAATTTTTGAATAATCATAAAATTTTATTTTAGGAAACTTTTCAAAAATTCCAAAATTTTCAAATGAAATGTCACTAGTTCCATTTAATCTAATACAAGGTTTAAAATTTTCTCTTTTGCATTTTTCAGAAAACTTTTTAATTTCTTTTGTTAACTTTTCAAGAAAACTTTCTCTCTCTTGTATAAACCATCTTGTCTTATTTATTCGGCCAAGTTGCACATTGGAAAAAATACCCATTCCAGCTGTATACAAACAAGACTTTGAACAGCCTTTAGAGGCCATTGAACAAACATTAAAACCACTTTGAATATGTGGGGCAAGATATAAAATTGCTGTTTTATATCCTTTCTTTTGGCCTTTTACTGTTTTTGCATTATTATCATAATTCAATAAATTGCCTTTTGTTTTATTAAATATTAAATTTTTCATTTTCTTTTTTCCTTTCTACTTTCTTAATTAATTATTTTTTTATTATATCCAATGTGGAATATACAAAGCTATTAAACAAGCGAACAAATATAATATGATCCAATGTGCATTATCTTTATTCATTTTTAATTTTCCTTTCTTAAATGTTCATCAATAAAAGTTTCAACTACTTTGATGCTTTTATTATTATCTATAGGTATTATTTTCAATAGTTTATCATTTTCATAATAAATATTAAAGCTATTGGGGTTTTGAACTATTTCAAAACCCCTATAAATAAAAGTTTTATTTTTCATTTTAAAGCCTTTAATAATGTGGTTACTTTTAAAACTTCTTGTTTGTCCCAATGCCTAACCATTCCAGAAGTGTTAGGCTCTTCGTTTATGTCCTCAATTAAAGTATTTAATTCACTTTTTAAATATGGTGCTGTGTTTAAAGTTACTAAAACATAATCAAGACAACTATTTTCAATATTTTCATTTATTAATATTTTATTTTTCATTTTTAATTTTTCCTTTCTGATCTTTTTATTAATATTATTTCACTATCATGAAATTTAATATTTATTGTTCTAGTTTCTAAAGTGTTTTTAATTGGACATTCTAAAGCTACTAAATAACTATTGTTTAATTTTGAACTACTTGAAACCACTGTTTCAATTATTCTTCCTTTTTGGTTAGTGTGTAAAGTTTCAATTAAATCATTTTTTTTAAACATCTTATTTTATCCTTTCTAATAAATATAATAAATTATTACATTATATTACATAATAGGCAACCTATTATATACCCTTATTATATACCCCATTAGCCCCCCTATTAGAGTCTTAAAGGGTTTTTTATTTTTTTTGGCTAAAAACAGCCATTTTCCAGGTGTTCGCTTTTTGTTCTTTTTAAAATTTTTATTTTTTTTATTTTTTCGTTTCAAAAGTTTTGAAATTTCTTTTCAATAGGTCCAAATCAGTTTGAAATTTTTTCATTTTTTTCTTCAATAGGTCCAAATCAGTTTGAAATTTTTTGAAATAAATCTTCCCTACTAATTATTTTACCTGTAAGGATTAGATATTATTTAAAAAAACATAAAGGAGAAAGAATGAAACTTAGACATTTGGATTTGTTTTCAGGCATAGGTGGTTTCAGCCTGGGCTTAGAAGCAACAGGAGCTTTTGAAACTATTGCATTTTGTGATATTGAAAAGTATTGTTTGGAAGTGTTGGAGAAAAGGTTTCCCCACGTTCCACGGTACACGGATCTTAGGGAGTTAAATTATGAAAGACTTAGAGCAGACGGAATTATTTCCGACACAAAAAAAATTGACATCATTACAGGAGGATACCCTTGCCAACCTTTCTCCGTTGCAGGTAGAAAAAAAGGTGAAGAAGATCCGAGACATCTCTGGCCAGAGTATTTTAGACTTGTCAAAGAGCTCAGGCCAACTTGGGTTATTGGAGAAAACGTTAGTGGACACATTAAACTCGGTCTTGACACCGTTATCCAAAACTTGGAAGATGAAGGTTACGCCGTTAGGCCGTTTAGTATTTCAGCTTCGAGCGTCGGCGCCAACCACCAAAGAGAAAGAATCTGGATTGTGGCTCACGCCAAGCACAACAGTGATCAGCAACAGGTCCCCAGAAGCAATGGAGAAGAGAAAACAGTTTCGGAAAAGTATTGGGAGGAACACGGTCAATCCTGGAAACCTAGCAGAACAAATTCAATACGGCAACAAGACAACGGACATGAAAATGTGGAGGACACCAGACAACATAGCCGGGGGATCGAACCTTCCAGGGATCAAGAAAGCATTGGACGAGGGTCACCTGAAAAGACCGAGTGGGCAGCCGATGCAGATAAGACTTCAGGATCAAGTGAGGGAGGAGAGATTACATCCACAACCTCAGAAGTGGCCAACTCCGACAGCCAACGAGGACGCAGCTGGGAGGCCAACAGGCAAGATGCAGAAGATGTTAGGGAACCATCCAGACGTCCGTGGGATGGGTGGTGGGACATTGAGCCCAATGTGGGTCGAGTGGTTAATGGGGTACCCAAAAGGGTGGACCGACTTAAATCTCTCGGTAACTCCTTGGTTCCCTCCATCCCCTACTACATCGGACTCAGCATCATCCAGTCCTACATGGCCAACACCGATGGCGAGAAGTCATTCGACTCCGAGACTTCCCGAGACGATGGCTAAGACAGGAAGAAACCCTCTAACGAATACGTTAGAGGATGCTGTCCAATACCGGGAAATAGAGAAAAGAAAAAAATGGCCAACACCAAGATCTAGAGATTGGAAAGACGGGTATGGTGTTCCTCCCTCTGTACAAAAAGGAACAAGAGGCCATACACTTGGAACAAAAGTTCAGGAAGAAGAAAAAAAAAAAATAAAGATGTGGCCAACACCAACAGCGAATGATGGAAAGCGAGGAGAGATAAATAAAGATGGCACGGTAAAAGAAACATGGAAAAAAAGAAAAGACAGGTGGGCAGCTAAAGGTGTTAATATGCATCGACCTTTAGATATTGCTGTTGCTTTAGATGAGGAAGAAAATAAAGATGAAAAAAAAAATAAAGATGTGGAGGACACCAACGGCAATTGATTCTTCGGAAAACGCTGAACGATATGCAGCTCGGTTGTTAATGGGAAAGAAAACAAGATCATCCAATCATCGTGTTCAAGAAACTTTATCCATACAAGTATTTAAAGAAATATTAAAAGATAAACCAGAAAGAATAAAAGAATTATTGCAAGATGAAATGGTTCATAGACCACGGCTCCCGGCACAAGAAGAATTTGTAACATATCTTCGTTCACAAACAACTTCTCGAAAATTAAGTGATCTAACAGGTATTGATTATACTACCGTTGAACATTGGTTTCGCTTTACAAAATATTTTTCATACCCAAGTAAAAAGCATTGGAACATTATTAAAACACATTTTACTTTACTGCAATATGATGAAGAAATAAATTATGAAGAAAATAAAGAGTGGAAATAACCTAAAAAATAAATAAAACTAATAGATGATTAGCAACAAACGACAAGCAAAGTATATGGCTACAGAAAAAGGAAAAACTGCCCATAGAAAAGCTAACAAAGCTAGTGCAGACAAAAAAAGAAAAACAAAAAAAGGCAGAGAAGATCTTAAAAAAATAAATATACGATGTGAGTGGGGTAATGAAATAGCCGAATGGTGGGACAAGAAACTTCCTATTTGTGATGGGTGTGGTGATGTGTTCAAAGAAAAAGCTCCTCAACGAAAAAATAAAAACACACCTAATTTTAATAAAGAGTTATGTATAGATCACGATCATAAGAACGATAAAAAAGATTTTAAAAAAACCCCTGGGCTTTTACCAAGAGGGCTTCTTTGTAACCGGTGTAATTTAACATTAGGATTTAATAAAGATAATATTGAAAGATTAAAAAAATTAATTAAATATTTAAAAAATAATAAGTAAGAATACCCCAGAAAACAGCCATATTTGACACATTAGTTAATATAATGTATTAAAATATTACATTTATAAAGGAGAAAGAAATGTTTAAAAAAATATTAAATGCATTTACTTGTAAAGAACCAGTGCAGCTTCCACTTAATTTTGGAAGTAACATTACGTTCAAAGATTGTATAAGAAAGATTTCAACGAAACACGGTTCGCGTGGCTCGTTACTTATATCAGCTTTAAAAGATCATGTAGACGATAAAGAATTTGATTACGATCAATGGAAAGTTGATGAGTTCATTAAAAATTATCATAAGGAGGCATAGGATGACTTTTAATATAAAAAATTCAACAATAGTTGGAAGTGTATATTCCACCTTTAACTATAATTCATTTATAATTATAGAAGAGAACAGAGACATAAAAGGATTAGAGTCTTTAAAAAAATCAATTGAAAAACATGGTTGGTTGATGTCTCCTGGAACAGTAAATATGAAAGGAGAACTTATCGATGGTCAAACACGTTTAACAATTGCCAAAGAATTAAATCTTCCTTTTTATTTTGTTGTTGATCCAAATGCTAAATCAAAAAAAGCTATGATTAATGCTTTAATTGGTCTTAATGCAGCAAGGAGACAATGGAAGATGGAAGACTGGTTACATTTGTATGTAACACAAAATGCAAAAGATGAAAGTTATCCTGAATATGAGATCTATAATCATTTAAAAAGAAAATATAATTTTGATATGTGGAGCATATTATTTTTATTTTGCCGAACAAAAGGATTAGCAGGGAGAGAAGTACTTCGTGAAAGATTTATTCAAGGAGAACTTCGCATTGAAACTTTAGAAAAAGGAAAAAAATTTGCACAACAAATTTATGATGTAGAGCCTTATTATTCTAATTTTAAACGTCGTAGTTTTATTCAAGCAATGATCCGAGTAATGAATGATCCCTCTTATAATCATAAGAGATTTATATCTAATTTAGAAAAAGTTAGGGATAAAATTTATGATTGCAGCTCTGTTGGTGACTATCTAAAGCGTATTCAAGATGTCATGAATTATAACCAATTAAAGAATAGACGTGTTGATTTTTACAGCAGATGGAATGAACCAGATGCTTTATTTAGAGTAGGAGCATAGTATGAGAAATCGATTTATTTTTAATTATTTAGCAGATTTATTTTTATGGTTGTTTTGTAAACAAACTAGATTTGGTTTGCTTTTACAGGTCCATCACGAAGATGCAGAGGAAGGCATTATAGGTTGGAAACATTATGATAGAAATATTGGAGTAAAAAGAAATGGTCGTTCAACATGTGGTCGTTCAACATATTCTAATTAATGGCTAAAGATTATAAATATTTATATAAAAATTTATTAGCTCAATATGAAAATAAAGTATGGGATAATAATAAATTAAATGAAAATAATCGAGAGCTCAATCAAATGCATCACAATTCATTAGTAAGAATTTTTGAATTGCGAGATGAAATAAAAAAATTAAAACCAAAGGAAAAAAATGAAAAAACCAACACAAACACATTATAATCAAATGATTACAGCGAAAACACGAAAGCTGCTTGAGAAACTTTGTAAAAAATCAAAGCTTTCTAAACCTATGCAGTTAGAAAAAATTGTTGAAGAGGCGACTGTATGACAGAGCATATTATCAAACTTGATTTAGATATGACAGAAAGAGAACTTTTAAAAGAATTTTCAAAACGAAGTAAAGAGTTGTATGATAAAATCAATAATAATTACATACGAGATGAAGTTATGGGTAATAAAAACCCTAATGCAAAAAGTATGTTTAAAGCGATAGTAAACTTAGAAGAAGATATGCGGCGTTGCCAAAACTTTTTAAGTGAGATTTCCACTGTTGTTGACAATTATCACCGAGAAAATGACATAGGATCAAGAGGAAACCTACAATGAGCATGATGGTAACAAACATTTTACTAGGGCTAATACTCTTAGCCCTAGTGGGTATTGGATTTATGATATATGTAATAGGGAGAATGATTGATGAACGAAGTAAGAATTAATCAGTAAAAAACTTAGGATCTTCTGTGAGAGGCTTTATAATTTTTCGTAAAGCCTCTTTTCCATCCACCATAACACTTTGCCATTCTTCTCCAGAAAAAACTTTATTGTGTTTAGGATCATAAAAATGAACCGATACATCACCACATTTGTGACATTCATATATTTTTCGTACAGGACTATTAGGTAATAACATAACCTTGCCTTTTTTAATATTTTAGCGAATTATACCTATATTTTAAGTAATAAACAATATTAAATTTCTTGGTAGAACATATCCATCTCAATACACTGACTTTTTACCCATACAGGGCTTATGCCTCTTTGTTTAGCTATATTATTTGTAAGGTTTTCTCTTACAATTCTAGCTCTTTCACACGCTTCTAAAGTGGGTAAAACATAAGCCTGGTACTTAACAGTAGGCATGTCAGGGGAATGCATCATTAAAATTAATAAAAATACTTTAATCATTCTTTTTCTATTCTATAGTCTTTAAATCCATCTGGATCAAGTAAAGGACCATAATAGATTGTGCGAAAACTTTCTTTATCATCTCCATCTTGCCATGTTTGACTAAAATGTTTAGTCTCATTGGCTTCTCCTTTAGAGTCACATACCCAACATTGTTCTATAGCTTTCTCTGTCTCAAAACATAGCCTGAGATAACCATTACCTTTACAATGAGGACAAATCATATTTATTTTTTTCTTCTTTTTAATGCTTTTTTTAATGCTTTAGCCAAATATCTTTTTCCTTTTCCTTCTGGCATATTGTACTGCAAAGAACCCATTCCCCTTTTTTTTGTTAGGTTAGGTATATCTACCAATACATCTCTAGGGGAGTTACTATTTTGCAATAAAAGTTCAATAGGTCTACCATCCACACTATGGGTTTTAGCTATTCTACTATCTTTTCTTTTTTTTTTAAGAATTTCTTCTGTTTGCTTACTTCTTCGTCCCATTAATAAACTCATTTCTTTCTCCTATATTAACCATTTTCTAATATCCTCAGCTAACACGGACGTTGCTAAGTTTATTTTATTTCTTAATGAATAAATAATTTTTTCATCAACTGTTCCCTCAGATACAAGATCAATGTAAGTTACCTTTTTAGATGTTCCTATACGATGGTTTCTTGCTTCTGCTTGTTCTCTAATTTCTAAATCATAACTGTTAGAATAAAACACTGTTAAGCTAGCTGCTGTTAAAGTTATACCACGTCCCCCGGTCATTGGCTGGCCAATAAAGAATTGTGTTTCATCATCTTCTTGAAATCGTCTGATGTTTTCTTGTCTATCATTTTGAGGAGTACTACCATAATAAGTGACCACGGAGCGCGCACCATATTTCTTCATTAATGTTTTTTCAATAGCTTGAATATCATGTCTATAATTTGCCCAGATAATCGCTTTTCCATAGCCTTCCTCTAGAATGGCCAATAATTCTTTGACACGGTTATTTGGCAACGATAAAACTTTACCGTCATCCGTTGCCATATGACCACAAACAATTTGATGGAGTCTAATTAACTGGGCAAGCACTGACGTTGTTGTCAATGTTTCTTCCTTGAGCTGCACTAATGCATGTTTCTTCATTTGCATATAAGCATCAAGTTGTTCGTTAGTCATGGATACAATTCTTTTCATCCATACTTGATCAGGTAAATCCAAAGCATCCTTCTTTAATACTCGGTAAGAAAATTTTTGTAATTTAGTGTTAAGTTCTTCTAAATTTTTATACCCTGTCACTTTATTAAAAGAACGGCCACCAAAAGATAGTCGCTGAAGTTGACAATACCTAGCACGAAATGTGTATATTGAACTAAACCCTAGCAGCTCATGATTTAAAAAATTACATTGAGCATATAAGTCTTCAGGAGAATTTGTTATAGGAGAACCTGTCATAATAACCCGGTAGCGTGCTAAGTTACCAAGCTTGGTAATAGCTTTAGTACGAAGTGCTGTAGAGTTTTTAATAACTGTACTTTCATCAACAACCATCATTGCTTGTCTTGTCATTAAAAATTTATCAGCAAATTTTTTACC